CAACGCCTTTTTTATTGCCCTATACATACAAACTTTTAACTGACAATGCAAGACCAAGTTAAAAGTAGCCGACCCGCGAAGAACAGTAGCGGGGCTACATCCGTACCTTACCCGTACAGTCACCTCACGAAATCGGAGATCGTTCGATTGTTCCACCTTGAAGATATTCAAGAACCACTCACGCCGCGCGAATTCACGCGCTGCGCGATTGCTGTTGCCTTCCGTTGGTGCGACAATGTACTCACGGGCCGCTACTCGTCCGTCGAAAGTGTGGGCAGCAAGCTCGACTGTCTGGAACGCATCTACAAGAACCGATAAAATAAACGATCATGGATTCATTCGAATTGAAGCCCGCGCCTCTCTGGAAGAGAGTGGCCGGTTATTTCTGGTGCATGTGGTATAAACGAGTCCATACTCAGCGTCGCAAACGCGATCTGTTCATCTATCGAGAGCGCAAACGTCTCTCCGAACCGCAAGTGTTATGGCCGAGCTTGTGATCCTTGTTCTTTTCTCGTGTGCGATCCTGGCCGCCTACGGGTTTGCGGCCGCGCACAGAGCATATTTCGAACGGAAGTTTAACGAATTCTTCAACGAACGATGAAAAGCAATGTCATCATGACCCGCCCGCTGGGTAAATTCGAGGTATACCAACGCACGAGAGACGGCATGTTCAACGCGACGTCGTTGCTTGCGCAATGGAACAAAGCCAAGAACAGCAACAAACGAATACAGGACTTCTTTGAAAATCAGAACACCAAAGATTTCATCGAGGCGCTGATGGAGGAGGAAAATTTAAAGGTGCCAAATTTGGCATATTTAAAAACACGCGGCAAATACAACGGCGGTACATGGATGCACCCGTACCTGTTCGTGAAGTTTGCGATGTGGCTCAATCCCCGCTTCGAGGTTAAAGTCGTGAAATTCGTTTACGACCAGCTGATCGAGTACCGGCATCATGCGGGCGACAACTACAACGTACTTGCACGGTCAATCGCCGCACTTCCGGATGTGGATTATTCTCAGGTTGCGCGGGGTTTGAACTGGATCGTCTTCAACAAGCATGAACGCGACATCCGGAACACGGCATCGCCGAATCAGCTTCGGGCGTTGGACGACCTGCAACGCAAACTGGCTTTCTCGGTCGATATGGGGTATATCCGGACGTTCCCCGATCTGATGAACTCCATGCGGAGAATCTACAATCGTCAACATGCAAAATTCTAAGAGGGAATGAAAACGCCAAAAGAAGAATACACAGTTTATCCGAGTTTGAGTGTACCGGCCCGTTACGGGTATGACCTGCACACGAAGTCGAAAGACGAGCCGATTGTGGTGGTCTGCGGTATCGAGGAACCGAAAATACATCTCGTTCCTTCCGAACTGCAAGAGTTCGCCAGACAGATTAACGAAGCGATCACCCATGATCTCGGGCTGGAATCCGGAACCTGCGAGGTTGAATATAGAGGTCTGACGGCTTCGGTCGATTTCTACGCGGAATACGAATCGAGTATCGGCGGCAGCCACGACGACGGCAGCGTGGAGCGCTACGCCGAATACACGGGCGACAGGGTATACGTTCGCGTGGTATATGACCAATATGGCCGAGAATATCCGGACTATGCAATAATCCTTGAAAAGCAACTCAACTAATACATATTCAATTATGGAAGAAGCAAAAGTAACCAGCAACGCCACGGCGTTGATTCCGAATGCGGATGCGTTCGAAGGGCAGATGCCCGATCTGAGTAAAGCCCAACTGGCTCCTTTGGAGATCAGTTCGGAGTATTGGTCGCCCAAAGAGAAAGGCGAGAAACGCCGGATGTTTTTCATGGATCTCCGTTCCGAGAAATCGATCGACGAGCAGAGCGGGCAGGATATCGATCTGTTGGTTGCCTATTTCGTGGAACCGGTTGATGGCCGCAAGCGCGTCGTCCGGCAGGCGAGCCGCCGACTGACGTCCGTGTTCGAGAATTTTCAGAAAACGATCCGTCCGGGTATGGCCTTCGAAATTACCTACATGGGCAAGGAACGCAATGCGACCAATTCGTTCATGTCTGACCGGTGGGCGATCGTCCCCCTCAAAGTAGAACAGCAATGAGTGATTTCGGCTTCGATGTTTTCGATCTGACGGGTGCAGCACAGGCGGGTGAACCGCTTGCGGCGCTACACTTCGACCGTGAGGAGTACACACCGTTCGAGCAACTGCTGGAGCATATCCGGCAGTTGCCGGATCGGCCGGATCGAGTACCGGTGAAGCGGCTTAACGTGAACGGCAGGGTCGTGTCCGATAGCATAGAGCGTTACCTCTCCCATGCGGGCGAAAGCAGCAGCCTATTGAAAGAAGCCCTGAAATCGCCCCGCCATTACCTGATCGCCCGCACTTCGGAGCTGAAATCGAAGAATACGCACCATTTCGACTTCGGTACCTTCGTCCACTCGGCCATCTTGGAACCATCGAAGTTCTCGAAGGTTCGCGTCCTGCCGCAAGCCAGCAAGACCACGTTCTCCGGCTGCCGGCGGTTGATTCGTTACTACTGGGAGCTGCTGGGCATTCAGGGGAATGCCGATCTGTCCGATCAGAAGATCGGCGCATTGCGTGTGCAGATCGATACGCTCCACACCGCGGCGAAAGAGGCAGGTTATACCTTCATCAAGGAAGACGACGCGAAGATCGTCGACGTGATCCGCATCGCCTACAAAACCTACGGCGGCGGCATCCTCCCGAAACTGATGCAGTACGTGAAGGCCGAGACATCGATGTACGGGACGGATCCCGATACGGGCATGAAGGTGAAGATTCGACCGGACGGAATGCTGCTGGAGGAGAATTTCGGCATCAACGCCATTCTGTCGATCAAGACTACGAGTGCGTCCTCCGTGCAGGCTTTCTACAACGAATGCGCGAAGTACCGCTACGAGCTTTCCGAAGGAATGTATTTGAAAGTGGCCAGCGAAATCACTGGACGCCCCTTTACGGCAACGCTCATGGTGATGATCCAAAATACCGCGCCTTTCCAGATCGCCCTGATCTTCTGGGATGCGGAGGATTTGCAGATCGGCAAATACAAATATGCGCAGGCCCTCGACATCGTGAAGCGCTGCAAAGCATCTGGCAGTTGGCCCGGGTTCGATGCACTGGCCGAGGAGGGTGCCTTCGGAATTATTCAGGGCAAACTGCCCGGCTATATCAAGTCGGAGCTGCTGCCGCAATACCTGCCCGATGTCGAAGTCGATTAGGACGCTGGACGAAGTGTTCAGCCGCTACATCCGACGGCGGGATTGCCCGAATGGCATCGGCCGCTGCATCAGTTGCGGAGCATTGATAAGTTACGATACCTGCGATGCGGGTCATTACATCGTCCGAGCGCATACGGCGACACGGTGGAACGAAACAAACGTCCACGCCCAATGCAGGATATGCAATCGACATAAATACGGCAATCCGAAGGCTTACCGCCGTCGTTTGGTCGAATTGTACGGAGTGGAAGCAGTCAAGGAATTGGAACGGATGAAGCACCTGACAGTCTGCCTTCATGAGAGTGACTACCGGGAATTGATAGAATATTATAAAACCAAATTGAATAGGTTATGATCGATCTTAAAAATTACGCTCCGCAATCGCCGGAGTTCAAACTGCCGAAAAACGTGTCGTTCCCGCGTGTAATCTTCGAAGGGGCGAAGGACATGGACGAAATCAGAAAACATCTGTCGGGAAAATTTATTGCCGAGAGCGTAACCAATGCCAAAGCCGTCCGGTTTCTCGACAGTTACGAGAGAACATCTATCCGAGCCAACTATTCGGAGTTGATGGAGGACGAACAGCCGAAACTCGAAACGCAACTTGCCGAGATCGAGGCGCAGTGTAAGCAACTGACGAAGGATGCCCGCGAGAAATTGCAAGCTGTCGTTACTCAGATCCGCAATCTGGTTTATCAAGTCAAGCGCGGAGAGAAGGAGGTGGATTTACCGAGCGATACAACGGTAAAGATGGCCTTGTGCGGACACTATCTCTACTACGCATGGATCGATGGGCGGTTCCAACTGTGCAAAGTCGAGAAGATTCCTTCGTGGGACGAGCAGAGCCTCTTTGCCAATCTGGAAACCAACAAGCAGGCATTCCTCGACGTGCTGGGGATTGATATGAATGAAGCGGCCTATGAGCAGACTTCAACATCGTCGGGGCCGGAGGAGTAGCTATGTCCGGCAATTGCAGAGCGATTATTGGCAGGAGGTGTGCCGGATCGTGCGTCTTCGCGACGGCCACCGCTGCCAGCTTTGCGGACGGAGCTATTCACTGGAAATCCATCACAAGACCTATTACGTCGACGGCCAATCCATCGTAGGCAGAGAAAAAGAGCACTTGGATTGTCTGATTACACTCTGTGCGGAGTGTCACCAAAAGCAACATAACCATCATGGCCAGGCAAAATAAAGAGACGTTTCTTCTGCGGCACGATTTCTTTCCGCAGATCAAGATGCTCACGATGGAGCAGCGGGGCAGGCTGTTGACCGCCATTTATGCGCACGCGACGGAAGAGGAGCTGCCGGAAATGGATGAACTGACTACGCTCTGTTTCGGCTTCATCCGTGCGTCGCTGGATGCGAACGCCAAAAAGTATTACGCGGAGTGCGAGCAGAACCGCGAGAACGGCCGCAAGGGCGGTCGGCCTAAAAAAGCGGACGGTTTCGAAGAAAACCGCACGGTTTTTTCGGAAAGCGGCGGTTTTTCTTCAAAACCGGCAGGAAACCGCGAAAACCCTATTGAATCTGTATCTGATTCTGATATTGATTCTGAATCTGATTCTGTCTCTGTTTCTGAATCCGAAACGCGCGAAGAAGAGAGAGAGAAATTTTTCGAGATTTTCTTTTTCCGAAATTTCCGAAACCCTGCAAACGAAGTCGACAGGTTCGTTAATCACTACCAGGCTACCGGATGGATGCGCAAGGGAGAGAAGGTCGTAGACAAGGCGGCATTGGCCCGTGCATGGACCGAAGAAAAGACGTCGGAACCCCTGCGTTATCCGGTGGGGTTTCTGCAATGCTGGCATGAAATCTACGACAGGCTGTCGACGGTGGCTGTATGCCGCGATATGCTGACTGATCTTCAAGGCGTGGAGATAACGCGGGATCGGCTGACGCTGACGGTATCCAGCAGAAGACTGGCGGCGTTGATCGAAGGAAATATACGCCTCGCCAAACCGATTCTCGATTATCATTATCCCGGACGTACCCTTCATTATCGGGTTCCGAAAGGAGTGTAACAAAAGCTTTTACCACAATGGAATCAACGAAACAGATTAAAATCGAAATCCGCAACCGTTGGACGGGTTCGGTCGTATTTGAATACACGAAAGAGGGAAACACAATCACCGAAACGGTTTTGGACGCTATTAGGCGCGGTGCCGACCTGTGCGATGCCAACCTGTGCGGTGCCAACCTGCGCGATGCCAACCTGCGCGGTGCCAACCTGTACGGTGCCGACCTGTACGGTGCCGACCTGCGCGATGCCGACCTGCGCGGTGCTGACCTGCGCGATGCTGACCTGCGCGATGCCGACCTGTGCGGTGCCTACCTGTGCGGTGCCGACCTGTGCGGTGCCAACCTGCGCGATGCCAACCTGCGCGATGCCGACCTGTACGGTGCCGACCTGCGCGGTGCTGACCTGCGCGATGCCTACCTGTGCGGTGCTGAC